CGTCGTTAAAGTCCTAATTTACATTAGGTTACTAACAACAACTTTTCTGTAGTACTCATTAGAGTCTGCTGCAAGTGCACCAGTAGCTGCAAGAGCTGTGGTTCCTCGTGCATATGGATTTTCTACTACGCCGTAACGAGTTTTGAATCCAATTTTTGGTTGGAAAGTATTCTCTCCAACTGCACGTACCATCTGTAGTGGCACATATGGGCAGTAGAACAAGCCAGCATCAAAAGCACTAGAGCCCTTATAGCCAACAATCATATAGTTGTCTCCAGCATATGGATCAACGTATACTCTTGTACGACCATTAAGAACACCAGCGAAGGTGCTACCTGTATCATCTACAGCAAGGTTGTTAGAGTTCAACGCAGGTGTATAATCAAGAACACCAGCCATCTGAAGTGCAGACGCTACATCTGAACGACAAATTACAATGTTCCCTTTGCCTCGACGAGTACCACGGGCGACCGCGTTAGCTTCTCGTTCGATAGCAAACATTAGACCTTTGAATTTTTCAACCATCCAACGACCGTTTGAATCGGTGTCTAGGTCAAACTTACCTTGTGTAGTTGTTCCTTCTTGTGCTCCAACTTTAGCAATAGTACCAACAGTTCTAATTAGTTCCCTGTTGATTTCAGCTAAAATTTCAGTAGAAAGAATGTTAGCCAACTCTGTCTCAGCATCCAAGCCATGAATAGCTTTAAGATCCTGTGCCAATTCCATTGTGTATTCAGCTTTCAAAGCACGTGACAATGCTGTCACAGCAATCTTCTCAATGCTGAATGCCATTTCTGGAATAGCGTTAGCTGCACCATCGCCCAAGCGTTCAGCTTGAGTTGTGGTCATGCCAGACATAAAGTTGTATAACTCTACGTTAGATTTTGTGGAATTAAGATAACCATCAGCTGGTGAATCACCAAGATTCTGAGCTGCATCACCAATAGCACTATTGGCATGGTCGTCTTTGTCAACACTGAATGCAGTGTTAACTTCGTTATAGAAAGTTTCTGTGCCTGAGTTAGATGTATAACGTGAACGCATAGCAAAGATAAGTCCTGTTGGACCTGTCATTGGTTGTACGCCCATGATGTCATAAGCTACTAGGTTAGGCATAGCACGACGAACCAGACTAATTAAAACTGGGTCGTAGATATCGATTGCACCTGCAGAAGCTGTACTAGAAGAAGCACCCATAGCGTTAGCTGGGGCTGCCTCAAGTAGGCTCTGAGGAGCAAATGAAGCTTGCTCTTTTTGAGCAGTTTCAGTGTTTTCAAGTAGACAGGCTGTTACTGAGCGTCTATGTGGATCTGTAATCTCTGGTAGATCTCCGTGCTCAAGAATCGGCTGCCATTTCTTGACTAGCTCTTCATTTAATTGCATTAGTTGTCCCTCCTTGGGTCTTGTTATTATTTACGAACACTTCTAGATATTGCTTGAGCATATGCAGCCATACCAGGATCCTGAGCCATAGGCTCGTCTGTATCTACATCAACAGGATCACTGTTAAGATCCTCTGTTTCTGTGGTATAGTTACTTGTAAAGTAATGTTCTTTTAATAGATCAATCTTTGACCTATAATCATCGTTGCTCTCATATTCAATTCCTTCTGAAAGCTGAGACAGTTTGTCTTTTTGTGTCATTGTTAGACCACCGCAAGCATCTGAAAATATTTTGAACCGCTCTAGTTCATCATTTGCTTTTCTTTGATCTATATTAGACTGGACAGACTCTTCTAGCTTTCCTTCAAGCTCTTCTTTTTGCTGAGTTAGTTCATCAACGAGATCAACTTTCTCTTCTGGAATACTGATATAGTTTTCCTGGAAAAGATTTTTGATTCCTTGAATGAATGTTTCAGCTACCTCGACTTTAAGTGCATTTTCAATTGCAACTTCGTTCTCTTTCATCCACTCTTCAGTGACATAATCGAGATACTCGTCGACGCGATCAGTTAACTCGGAGCGGAACGATTCTTTTTCCTCTTCAAGTCTTTGACTAAATTGTTCTTGCATGTGGGCATGCTGTTCAATCAACTTAGCATTAACAGTTGCTTCGAAGATTGTGGTAGCTTTTTCAGTGAACTCTTCTGATAGCTCCTCACCGGCAAAAATTTCACCTACAGCTTCTTTAGCTGCACCAGCAGATACCTTTGGTGGGGCCTGCTCAGGTGGTTTACCTTGTGCATCGACCTTTGGCATAGCATCTTTACCAGTTGATTGAGGTTTGGAAGCAGGCAATTTGTTTTTGCCGTACTGCGCACCACCAACTTCACCAGCTAGCTTTTGCAAAGTTTCTTTGCTCATTTTATTCATCTTGCCCATGACTTGTGACATAAGGGCAGCTTTACTGACAGACGCTTTCTGAGCATCAGCGGGAGCACTTGAGTCTCCACCTGACTTATCAGCTCCACGAGAACTACTTCCAGTACCAGTTGGCTCAGGAACTTCAGCTCCTTTAATTACATCGCCGCCAGTATTGTCAGCTTTGAACTCTGTTAGCTGCTCGTCTTGATCTTCAGTCTTGCTGGCCTCTAGCAAATCGTCATCTTCTGCAACGACTTGTTCGATTTCTTTATCGGCCATTATCGGACTCCTTTAACTTTGTTTTAACGGATATTATCCTATTATTGTATATTTATAAAAAGTATTTATTACAAAGTACGCAAAAATTTATCGAACAGATTAAACTTCTGTTCACTTAGCTTTCTT